AGCGACGAGAAAACGTACCCCGGCTGGCACCATGCGCTTCAGCAAACCATCTTCGCTGCGATTTTGTATGTCGCTGGCGCTTATTTCAGACTCTAAGCGTCTTGGTAAATACGGTGCGCCGTCATCAACGTTGACGGTGGCTTTGAGTGATTCTTCGTCGCCTGTTATTTCGTATTCGCGTTGAGCTGACAGGTTTTTTCCTACAATACTTTGCCAACTTTGATAAGCAGCATATGCTCCGGTTAACCAAAATGATGCAATACCGGTAACGCGCGACTCACCTGCCAAGCCGTAGTTTTTTCCTTCGCGTTCAATTCGACAACCTTCCGGCACCCACAATCCGCCTAAATTCATTGCAAACTTGTGGTCGGCGTCAATCAAACAACCATTTTCAGTGCAGACGAGCCGTACCGTGCCCATGATTGATGGGTCGGTATTACCAGCAAGATCAATAACGTTGTTAAAATTGTATGCGTCTAAGCCGCAAGGTGAGAAAAAGTATTCACGGCAATGAGGGCATTGCCAATATCTCCGCCTGCGGTCGCCCTGGTTATACAGCGCCATTATGCCGGGCGCTGGCGGCGCTTCGTGCGGTGTTTTTTTTTGCCATTTTGGGTCGCTTATTTCGCGACCTGGCGATGACTCAACAATCGTCATACCGCTGCTCATGTACGTTTCCGTGCGCTTACTGCCCATAATGTATGCCGAGCCTTCGCCGTCAATGTTGAGCGCAATCCGATCATAATCGGTAATATACACACGCTTGTACTCTGACGAGGCAACTTGGTTTTTGCTTGGCCACACCAGCTTTATTACGTTGCCGGCTTTGTAAAATTTCTCGTAGACGTTATCGTCTTGACTACGCCTGCTTTGCAGTTTTGCCAGCGTTGGACTGCTACGATATGTGCGATCAATCCGCAGCTTAGAAAAGTCTGCCGCCTTTACCTGGCTGATGTGCATCAGCATTTGATCGCACGGATCGCATGCCACCCCGTACGCCAATCCATTATCAACCAGCGCTTGCGATTTTCCCGTTCGCGCCGGACCAACAAAAACAATGGCCTGATACTCGCGGCTCGTTATGAGATCCATGGGCTCAACCATGTACGGCGTGAGCGTTGGATCCCAGAGTTTGGTGCCGCCGCCGCTGGTCTGCACATAAACATGCTTGGCAGACGCCTCGCTGACTTTCATGCGTGCTGGCGGTCGGACCAGCGTCGCTATTTCTCGCCGGATAGCTGCACTTGTTGCGTACATGCTAGCCTTCTAGTTCAGTCGCTAACTGTACGCGGGCGGCATCACAATGCCCTTCGATTTCTATTAATGCAGAGGGCGATAGTTTGCATTTCATTTCTAACACATCCGGTATGGTGTCGAGCGTACGCACCAAAATCTTTACGACCTCAGCCATGCCTTGGCTATGCTCATCAGCAGGTATTAACCTGCCTTCATCAACTTCTTGTTTGCGTTTTTCAGTGCTGCCCCTGTAGTAGTCCAGGCGATCTTTTGGCGGCAGCTCGTCCGGGTCACAAATACTTTGAAACGCCAACTCTTCCGCAAGTATAGCGCGGGCAGCATCACCAACTCGATAAACCGGATGCCCTGCACGCATCGAATGATGACGGACTCCAGCAGCACGCAAACGCTTCGTTATAGTCTCGCGGGCTGGCCCAAATTCGTTACTGAGCTGTGACAAAGAGAACAGAAATTTACTTTCAAAATCAGTAACTTGTAGTGATTCTTTCTCTGTTTCCATCTCTCATAACTGCTTGATGTCGAGACTATAGCGCCTCAATATTTACAAAAAAACCGGGCGCTACGCCTTCGCGGTAAGCCAATTTCCCAGGGAAGAACCTATGAATTTTTTCGCAGCTCATTACGTATCTCCCGTTCGAAGTGTTTTCGAAACCGCGCCCGACTAATGGCCTTTAGTGACTTGTTGAAGGCTGGCTTAAGAAACTCAACCGGAATGCTCGGGCCATAGATTGCTTTTGTTTTGCCGCCCCGAGGAGCTCGCGCTCGCTCTGCCTTTGTCATGCGTGCAATAACTATTCGCTTACCGCTATTTTGAGCACGGATAATGAACGCGCCTTTGTAGACACGGCTCGCACCCCACGCCTTCGAGCGCACACCGTCTTTTGCTTTGCGTGCACCGTACTCAATGAGATTGACTGCGCGCACTCCAACGGGGGTGATCACAGCCACAAGGTTAGTTACTCTTGCTCTTGATAGCCTCAGCACTTTATTCAGCGCTGATTGTTTAATGCCTATCTGTTTTGCCAATGGCTTGATCGCTTGCCGGGTTACATCAACGCCAGTCTTATTCAGCGCCCTTACGGTGATCTTTGGGATTGATACGCCTAACCCCTTAAGCCTCCGCTCAGCTTTGCGGACATCGAGGCTTACGTTAATTGCAACCATCAGAGCCTACATTGCCATCAGCTAACGACATAGCGTAGCAGCATGGCGCGCTCGAAAACATCAGCAATGCGACAAGCACACATATGCAGGACACACGTAGAGCGTCAACAAATCGTAGTGACTTGTCGGTCATTTCGTGTACCCCAGAAAGCAGAAAAGCCGCGAAGGCGGCTTGGATGTAACGCAGAAATCTGTAGCGTGGGGCAAAAGTAGCACTTTCTGGCCCGCGCTTGCAACATTTATTTTTAGCCGGCATGCAAATCCCTTCTCCACGCCTCATTGTCTAACCTGAATTGGACATGCCCAACAAGGACTGCACGCCAACGCTGAATGGTCGACTTTCCTACGTCTAGCTTACTCGCGGCAGCACGCTCAGTGTTGCAACAGACAAACAACATTTGCGCAGCACGAACCTTTTTTTCATCCAGCTCACAAATCCATATCTCAACCTGCATCATGAATTGCTCAGGGTAGTTGTCAGGGTCCCATAACGCTAGGAACTCATCGGGCATATCTGAGTAATCGGGTGACGTAGCCTTAATCGCGGCAAAGCAAGACACAGCAGACGGGTAGCCCATGTTCGGTAGCTTAATGCTGCGTTGATGACAGGCCCATTGCTGCAACACATCCTCGGCATCGTACTTCATCGCGCTGCCTCATCACGGTTCGGCAAGCGCAGCCCCATGCTAATCAAGCTATCACGCCACGCTTGGTGTGCCGCCTCTTCGCTTGCCAATTCATCGGCACTAGGCTGTGGTTTCTGCGCGGCAGGCAAGGCGGGCATCACGCACTTAGCTGGGATCGACAGGTTTTTTCCGTGAGCGAAAAGTTGAATGTGATCGAGGTAGACAGGTTCAAAGTGCGCCTTTAGCGCCGGGTCGGTCGTGCATTGACGGCTCAAGTACCACCAGTCCAAACGCACGTCATGTGCTGTGTGCCAAATCACCGCGTGCTGCCACGTCTGTTGCGTTGACTCATGCGACATGATCTCGGTAGCACGGGCCGAAGAAGCAACCCGGTACGCCTTGCGCCAGTCAGGCAAACCCATATCGCTTGACTGCACGAGACACAGCTTACGAAACTCAGCAGGTGTCGAGGGTGGATACATGCAATCACGCTCACATTTCAAAAACCCTAGTTTCATTTGCTCACGGCTCAGATCAGCGAGCGCACGCCCCCAGATATGAATAAATGCATCTACGTCACGGGTCGTTGCGTAATGTTTTGCAAAACGGGTTTTAAAAATTCTTTCCAGCCGTTTGTACGTGTAATCACCGCGAAGATTTTTGCTCCCCTGTGTCACGTTCTGATTCTGAGCAATGCTCACGGTAGAGTGTGTGGATGCAAGACTTGTCATCGTCGCGTGGTGGGTGACTGAGGTTTTCTGTTGCATGTTCGATTTCTCCGCTAGTGATATTGTCACTACTCTTTCTTTCTTTCTTTTGGTTTTCTTTTGGTAGTTTCTTTTGTGGTTACTGTTTTAGTAACCCTTCGTTACTGTTTTAGTAACCCTTCGTTACTGTTTTAGTAACCCTTCGTTACTGTTTTAGTAACCCCTCTATCTGAGTTATCCACAGCTTATAAACAGGTTATCCACAACATCCTCTCTAGCGCGTTGTTTTTTCTTTTCTGGTTACTGTTTTAGTAACCCCCAGTCGAGATAATTTTTATTTAATTCAATGAGATAGCCATACTTACCTTGACTTTTTAGCAAAACTCTTAAGGTTACCAATTCAGTGACCGTTAATGAGCAGTGTCCTTTAGCAATTCCAGTCATTTCATGCATTTGAGACAGGCTGATATCGTCACTTTTTTTGCCAAATCCATACGTTTTTCGTATGATTGCGAAGACAATTTTCTGTTGTCGCTTAGAAAAATCAAAGCGAATAATCGCCTCCAAAAGTTCATTCGCAATCGAAGTGAAACCATCTTCCACTTGAGGTGACGCACCATCACTCAATCACCACCTCCGCCCAATATTAATGCTTGACTTTCGGACATTAATGACCGATTATAACAACCATGAATCGCGAACAGTTCATCAAGGAAGCACGCAAAACAGCCAAGACGAATGGCGTTGATTTTCGGATTGACAAAAAACGTGGAAAAGGCAGCCACATAACAATTTATTACGGCGATAAATTTGCCACCGTGCCTAATGGCGAACTGAAAAGAGGAACCCTTGCAGCGATCAGAAAACAACTGAACATCGATTAACCGAACCGAAACTGGAGTGAACACATGAACTACATCTACCCGGCAAAATTTGCCAAAGAGAACGATGGTTATACCGTCACCTTCCGTGACGTGCCGCAAGCCATCACCCAGGGCGACAACCTTGATCAAGCCCTGATCAACGCCGCAGACGCCCTTGAAGAAGCCATTGCTGCTTATATTGACGATGGTCTGCCCATCCCAACTCACAGCAAACCTAAAAAAGGCGAGCGGTGTATCAGCCTGCCTGCTCAAACAGCGTTCAAAGCGGCTATCTACCAGTTGGCAAACCAACAGCATGTCAGCAAATCTGAGCTGGCCAGACGCCTGGATGTGGACGAAAAAGAAGCACGCCGTATTCTCGACCCGCATCACGAAACCAAAGTGCGGCGCATGGAAGCTGCGCTCAAAGCGCTTGGCGGAGAGCTGCACTTTACGTTCGCCAATAACCACCTCACATAAATAAAAAAAGGCGCCATCTACAAAAAAGCGCCAAAGAGAACAGAGCCGCTTTCGCGACACCATGGAAAATGATAAGCGGAAATCATCGCTTAAACTTCTTAACATTTGACGACGGCGTGCGGCGCGTTTTTCTGTTCACACGGCGCGCCAAACCTTCAGACGCAAGCTGCGCGGCAGCCTCTTCGAACGTTATGTCACGCTCTTGGGCAACCGCCTCAACCCATTCGCGCTCCTTATCCGACAGCGATACATTTTCGTGTTGTGACATAAAGCAAAAAACCTAATAGGCCCCTCAATAGTGGCTGTAACGCAACCGCTCAGGCACGCAACGAGGTCACTACAGCGCCCTCGTTAGCCCCACGCATAGGCATTAATATATCCGTCGCTTGCTCAAGAATAAGCTGACGCAACAACGTGGCTTTTTGCTCACCGGTGTAATCAGTGAGCGCTTGAATCAGGCGATGTTCTTCGTCAGAAAACCGGAGCCTAACTATATGAGTTCGAATTTTTGTAGGGTCAGAGTACATATCTATTACCTTGTTAATTCAACAATCACGCGGCGTATAAGCTACCCGACGCTCAAGCACATCGAACAAAACCGTCGCCTACTCCGCATCATGCTGTTTGAGTTTGCTGTGGAAACACATCAGGGCGCAGCAGCATCAATAATTGTCGACGCGGTGGCGGAATACCATTTATCAACCACTGAGAAACAGCCTGCGGCGTGCAGTTAACGAACAAATCGGCCACTTTTGTTGGTCCACCCAGTTTTTTAATGATTTCCGCGTCTGTCATAGACCTATGAAAGCATGCTTTAACTATAAATTCAAGCATTCTTTCGTTGTAAACTGAAAGAATACTTACATGAGCAAAAATATAAGCGGAATAGCTATTGGCGCACGCATAGACAAGGCGCGCAAAGAAAGGAACTTAACGCTAAAACAAGTTGGTGATTTCGCGGGAGTAAGCGGCCAGGCAGTTGGCCAATGGATAAGCGGCGACACCAAAAACCTTGGCGCCGTCAACGCTTTATTGGTAGCAGACGGCTTTGGCGTCTCGATCCGGTGGCTATTGTTCGGCGAACAACCGAGTAACAACGCCTACCCAAATGACCAAATAAAACATGTCACCGCCAAGGTTGCCGAACAGCCGTCAACCTATGAAAGCAATCAAGACATATTGGAAGCCGTAACAAAGCTCGGCCAAAATGAGCCCAGCAAATTGTTGGGTTTGAGGTTGTTGCTCGGCATACCACTACCACAATTAAAGTACGAACGCGTCGCGTCAATCAGCGACACTACCGATCAATAGCCATCTTGCTACGAGCCGAACTAGCGCCATAACTATTATTTTACTTCTCAGCTACCTTTGCTAAAAATTTTCGCGCCCCACGAATGGTCGCCGACTTTTTGTCAATATTAAATCGCCCTTCCAAAAGATCACCGCGACCAACGCTGAGCTGCAAACGCGTATCAGGTCCTTCTACCATTTGTGCTAGTACTGATAACGGCATTCGAAACGTTTGCGTAGACTTATCAGTTACCTCATGCAGATCGAATTCAGTTATAGAGATCGGTGAATATTCACTAATATCAGAACCAATTCTCACCCTGAATTTGTCGATTGAGACAATACCCAAGACACCAATCTCAAGCACGACATTAGCACTATCATTGCTGTTCCAGTAATAACCAACGCTAAACGGCGACCCAGCAAAAACCCCCTTTTTATTAAAAACAAAACCCGCGACTGCGCTCACATACGTAGCATTATCAAAATCAGATTGCGTAACTCTTACCTCATTCGGCAAGTAAATACCTAAAAAACCACCCGTAGCAGCGGTAGAACACAAGGTAAAAAACACCAAAAAAGCAAATTTACGCATACAAAATCCCTCCGATTGTTGTTGCTTTCAACGTTACATGATGAACAAAAACAATGAAAGAATGCTTGTTTTTTTTATTAAAGCATGCTTTCATAGGCCCAAGTCACCGTCCTAGACACGATGACGACACCGCCCCAAGCCGACTAGCCGCCATTGTCAGGCGCCACGCACACCCAGCAACCCTACTGACGTGTGCCGGGGCAACCCTAAACAACAGAGGCACTTAACATGAGCAAAAGAATATCACTTGGTGGCGCGACATATAGCAGCATGTATTACAAGCTCACCCTCAAAAACAAATGTAAAACCATCCGTGACTGGCTGCTATTTGTTTTGCTCATCGTCGCTGCAAGTTCTTGCCTGTTTTATGCATTCGACGGCTTGGGCATCTAAGTTAAGTCATGTTAAGCGCAGAACGCAAAAAGGTACTAGACAAAGTGCAAAAATTATTAGCCATGGCTGATGACGTATCGAGCCCGCACGAAGCAGCAATAGCCGCGCGGCAAGCAAAGCATTTAATGCAGCGGTACGAAATTGACAACGCTGAGCTTTTGACAAAAGGGCTGGACCGTGACTCCTTTACGAGCGAGACAGTTGGCGCGCCATTTAGGCGCTCAACAAAGTGGGTGGAATTTCTCACTGTTGATATTGCTCGATACACGGACACGATAACTCGATTTAGCTATAAAAATAACCAGCGCTACAATGCTTTTTTAGGCGAGATATCTGACGTAAAAATGGCGGGCTACTTATTCTTTTATTTTGTTAATACAATTAAGCGACTTTGCACAGAAAGAAAGCTAAGCAGATTGCGATCAAAAAACAGCTATTACATAGCCGCTGTAGGTGCTGTTGGCGAAAACTTAAGGGCGCTCAAGAAGGTAGATAAAGAGGAAACAAACGCTAACGACAAAGCAATGATTTTAGTAAATAAAAAACTAAAATTAAGAGGCGAAATATTTGGTCAGCCAGACTATGTAACTGCAAAGGCACGCGACAACATAGATCTTTCGGCCGTGCGAATGGGATATCAAGACGGCAAAGGCATAAGCATTCGCCCAGGCGTTGAAAGCCAGCAAACAGCAGGCCGCCTCCTAGCCCCATGACCATGTCACAAACCTACACCGTACGCGAAGCAGCCAAGCTATTGGGAGTCGGCTCAAAGCGCTTATTCGCCATGCTACGCAACGACGGCATATTCGACAGCAAAAATCTACCGCAACAGCGCTATATCGACGCCGAGTACTTTCGCACTACATTAAAAAATTGGCAAAACCCAGTCGCAGGCATGTCGCATTTATACGCAAAAACATTCATCACCGAAAAAGGCGTCAAATGGCTCGACAAAAAAATAAACCAGCACACCACCGAAGGCACCCAAGCATGAGACAGGTCGTCTTACAAATACACACCACCGGCTTAGACCCATTAATAAACCGAGTATGTGCCATTGCGATGATAGAACTGGTAAACCATATGCGCACCGGCAACACCATAGCCCAAACGCTAGACCCGTTACAAAAACTAGAGCCCGGCGCGGCAGAAGAAAACGGACTCACTAACGAAAAACTCGTAGGCCAACCATTATTTTTAAATATCGCTGACCAAGTGCTCGGATTTTGCGAGCAAGCCGAAGTCATTGCGCACAACATGCCGTTCGTCGAATCGTTTGTCGACCAAGAATTAAAATTAATGGGCTACGAACCATTGTCAAATCACTGTTACCCAAAATGTCTTATAGGAATGCAACGCACGCAACACCCCGACCACCGCCGCGGACTAAACGACATGCGCAAACATTACGGCATACCAGACAACATATACAGCGGCAAAAGCGCCATGGCACGCGCCAACCTAACCACGCACATCTACCAAGTATTAACAGGGAGCTAAAGCTATGAGCCAGGAAGAGCAAATATTCAGCCCAAATGCAAAACCCGATTTATGGAACCGCACAGTCGCGAGCCTTTCTGGCGGCAGCATACAGCTCGAAATGAGCGATCTACTTGCCGAGGCCGTCGAAGCAATGCGCAAGACGAACAAAAAAGCAGAGGTCGGATTGACGTTAATCATTAAACCGCTACGCAATGGCGCATATCAAATTACGCCAAAGATTATCGACAAACTGCCAGAAGAAGATAAAGGCTGCACTATTATGTTTGGCACGCCCGATGGCAATCTGCAGCGCAATGATCCCAACCAAAGCGAGCTGCCCTTGCGAGGCGTTGAGGCTAGCGCTTCACCAGCCATGAGGGCCGGCAGCTAACCAAACGAAAACAGGAGAACAGCACAATGACATCACAATTTGAAAATACACCCGGCGAAACTGCGACCGCCATCGAAGCCGGAAAGCAGCTATGTAAAATAGAAGTGCGGAATGAAAAAGGCACTGCCTTTGCATTTGTACCGCGCGGCGTTAACGTTAAAGAGCTCGATTTTTTACGTGAGCGCCCGAAACACATAAACGGCTGTAGCAACTTTGCAGACGCACAAAGCTTCATCGAATATTTTGATGCCTTCAAGACCGAGTACAGCGTAATAAACTACTGTATCGCCGATGCATCATTTCTAGCTATCATTGATTTTCACGTAGACTCTAATACGCCCTCATGGAAAGAGCATTGCCTGGCTTACAAATGCGAGACAACGCGCGAATGGGACGAATGGATCAGCAAAGATGGCGAAAGAATGGATCAAATGGAGTTCGCCCTTTTCACAGAAAAAAATCTAGAAGAAATACGCGAACCATCTGCAGCGCAAATGCTCGAAACTGTCCTGACCCTGCAATCCAATAAAGACATCACATTCAAATCTGGGCGGCGGATAGCAAACGGACAAACCCAGTTCGCCTATAACGAAAATTTAAACGACACTGCGGGCGCCAATGGCACGCTAGAAATACCAGAAGAATTAACCCTTGGCATAAAAGTGTTTGAAGGCAGTGACGTTGCCGATTCGATCACAGCAAAATTCCGTTACCGTATTGCAGACGGAAAGATTTTGATGTGGTACGACCTTGTGCGACCACATAAAGTGCATGAGCTCGCCTTTAACGACATATTAGAGACAATGAAAAACGGAACAAAGCCACGGTTGTTTTTGCATGTAGCAAAATAACAAAATCACAGATCGTGGTCACGCGCTACATTCGCCGCCCGGCTGTCAAGTCGACCACCCACCTCACTACACCAGCCACCCGAGCGGCGTTGAGTGTAATGAGCAGTTATAACGACAAGCATAACCGGAGGCGCGCAGTTTGCGCCGTCCAAGTTGATGCGATTGTTATGTGAAACAGCTTAAATTTGAGACAGCTATGGAAATGAATACAGAAAAGATTTTAAAACAAAGACACGAAAACGACAAAGAGATGCAGCGCCTTAAAGATATTAATTGGGAACTGACAAACAGGCTATGCTTCATTAACGGGGTATGCCAACATTGTAAGAATTGGCATTATCCTCATTGCGGAGATAAATAAGCGCGTATGAGGAACATGAGCTTCACGTTGACTACTGATCAGGTGCGTAACAAAACAAAAACCGTGACACGGCGATTTGCGTGGGATGGTTTAAAACCCGGCACAAAACTCAACGCGGTGAACAAATGCATGGGGCTGCGCAAAGGGGAGAAACCATTGCTACTAGCAAACATACGTGTCGTCTCAGTACGCCGCGAACCGCTAAACGCTATTACGCAAGATGACTGCGCCAGAAGAATTTATCAACATGCTAATGCAGCACTACGGCCCAAAGATCGACCGCAACACAATGGTCAACCGAATTGAATTTGAGTATTTATGAGTAAAGACGCAAACGGTAACCGTGTAATGGCAACGACGTCGAGCGCTGCGCGAGACCCTAAATAATGACTAACCCAGTCGACCACCCACCTCACTACACCAGCCACCCGAGCGGCGTTGAGTGTATTGATATCACCGAGCACATGGGGTTTAACCTCGGCAACGCGATGAAATACATCTGGCGCGCAGACTTGAAAAATCACGCAGAAGAAGACCTAAAAAAAGCGAAATGGTACATCGAAAGAGAGCTGGTGAAACGCGGGAGCGCTGCGGATGTTACTAACAAAAGGAAATAACCATGATTAAAGAAATACCGATTGAGGCGTGGGCAAGGTCTAAATGGTCAAAACAGTTTGCCAAAAATACGCTGTACGGATGGGCCAGAGGAGAGGTAATAAAACCTAAACCCAGAAAAGTTGGTGGATGCTGGATGGTAAAAGAAAACGCGGAATACGTTGCACCAGATAAAACAAAACTTGCAGACAATATAGACCCAGTAGTGGCAGGGATACTAAACTAATGTCGCCAAGACGCCGCTCAGCTAATCGCTCAGGCTGGCCCGATGGATTGCGAGCACATACCAAAAGTGACGCCACATACTACAGTTGGATAGACCCCAGGGACGGCAGTGAAAAATCACTAAAAGCAAAAAATGACTTAAAGACGGCAATCAAAAGAGCTAAGCAGCTAAACACTATCCTAACTAAACAAGCTGACGATATCGTTAAAAACATTGCCGACGGACGCAGTATATGCAAAGTAACGCTACCCGAATTTGCGGAAATATACTTACAAGCGTGTGCGGATCGCGGCTTAAAACCGAACACACTACGGACACGAAAGAGCGCGATATTAGCTGTTACGAGTCATGTCGGGCCAACCAAAAAACTAGATCAGCTTACGGTTTTAGATGTGGTCGCTATTTTTGCAAAATATACAAGTCAAAATAAAAATCGGATGGCGCAATCAATGCGGTCGGCTTTGATAGACCTATACAAGGAGGCGACACATCAAGGCATATTGCCAGCCGGCTATGCCGACCCAGCAAGCGCAACCCGCGCACCCAAAGTTAAAGTGAAGCGTGCGCGCTTAATACTTGATGATTTTGCCGAGATAAAAAAACACAAGAAAAACGAATACGGATATAACGCATGGATGTTGGGCTTAGTGACCGGCCAACGCCTAGACGATATCGCTATTATGCAATTCAAAAAAGGCAAAGACTGGGATGACGCATGGCTGGCGTGGCAAAAAAGTGACAAGTGGCCTACCCATCCCTACGCTCACGTCGATGGCGACGTGCTGCGAGTAGTGCAGCAAAAAAGTGGCTCATTAGTTGAGATACCTCTCTCCTTAAAAATGGAAGCAATAAACATGTCGGTTAGGGATGTTATCAATATGTGCCGAAACCGAACTGTGAGTCGCTACCTCATACATCACGATAAAAACATGCAGGGCGCGCGTAGGGGCGACCCGGTACACGCAAACACTATCAGCAAATCATTTAAACATGCTAGAGACGCATCGGGGATAATATGGCCGGGAAAAACGCCGCCGACTTATCACGAGCTCCGCTCGCTGAGCGAAAGACTATATAAAGCACAAGGCGTTAATACAACTAATTTACTTGGCCACAAACACAATAAAACAACAGCTATTTATCACGATGCGCGGGCGGCAGAATGGCTAAAAATATCAGATTAATAAAGGAAAACAGAAGGAAAATAGAGGAAAAGATTTTTAATCTTTTATATATCAAAGACTTGTAACTTTCGTTAAATGCTTCCCATGCAAACAAATAACACGCGAACCATTTTAACCCCCTACTGTTTTATTTCATTCCGGTTTGTTTCATTGCTTCACAAGCTGCATGTTTCTATACTATCAGGCATGACAAGCAGCAAACTAGATATCGATATTAGCAAAATCCGCAGCCTAATCGGTCGCCACGTGATTTATAAGGAGAATAAATACGTTGTTATAGAGGTGTTAGATGAAGCCCCTGCTCTTATCCTAGAGGCTCATGAAACAGTTATTCAAGCAGATCAGCATGGTGAAGCCCATCGCCGAGTACCCAATACCGAAACCGTTCCTGTTTTAAGCTCAGCGGGTAACGAATATTCTTTAGCTTATCTCAATATTAATTTTCTTGACGAATAATCTGCCTATTCATCTACGTGTGTTTATGCACTAAGCAAATCTATTACTTTAGCCAGGTCTTCTTCAGTATCAACGCCGAATCCGGGATCACAGGGCGCATCAAAAACAAATATCTTTCTACCGTGTTCTAATGCGCGAAGCTGTTCTAATAACTCTAAAGTTTCCAACTTGCCAGCCGGCCAAGATACATACTGCTTCACAAAACCCGCACGATAAGCATAGAGACCAATATGCCGACGATAGCTACGATCAACAATATCACCATCTGTATGACCATCAGCAAAATTTGACCTATCCCAAGGAATAGGCGCGCGGCTAAAATATAACGCGCAACTATTATCATCGACGACGACTTTGACGACATTTGTATTGAAAATATCTTCGCTTTGCGTAATCCATTCTGCCGCAGTAATAATATCCGCATCGCTATTAGCACAATGCTCAGCAGCAAGCTTTAGCAATTGTGGGGGCATTGTTGGCTCGTCACCCTGCATATTGACGATAATTTCATCATCATCGTAACCGCGTAATTTGATGACTTCAGCAATACGATCTGTTCCACTACGATGTTGATCAGAAGTCATATATGCAATCGCACCAAAACCTTTTGCTGCATCAGCGACACGTTGATCATCTGTCGCTATCACAACTTCTTTTGCACCACTCAAACAAGCCTGTTCATAGACACGCTGAATCATCGGTTTACCGACGATATCGCGCAACGGTTTTCCGGGCAAACGTTGTGAGGCATAACGTGCTGGAATAATAATATTAAACATAATTATAGTTATACGGTCTTTGTCTTTGCTAACAAATTAATTATAGAGGGTTCAAACCGCGTATCGAGCTCAGCATCGATAGCAATGTAATGATACTTTTCACTATCAACAAGTTTACGACATTTTACCGCATCTTTCTCTGTCATCAATATTGGGTAGCTATCATCAAACTCTATTTCGCTTGTGACGTAACGATGATGATCGGGAAATTCGTGCTCGATGACCGTCATACCTAATAACTTAAGATAATC